GTCTCATCGCTTCTTCCTCCTGGTCGGCTTCACCGTGACTTCGATCCCCAGCAGCCAGTAGAGCGACACGCGCAGCCGCAGGTGGATTAGCATGACCATGTAGGCGTCGAGCGCCCGGCTGCCGTTGAGATAGTTGCCTAGGCGCGCAGGGCTAATACCGAGCGCCCTGGCAGTGGCCGCGACTTCTCCGTAGCCATTGCCCACGGTCTGTCGTAGCCGCAGTGCCACGCCTTCATTGAAAACTTCACGCTCCAGTATTTCATCGATGTCTTTGAGGCGGGACATTCGGGCTCTAACAGGAGTGACAGTCGGGATACGCAGCGTATCCCACCCCCGATACACCCCGCCAGCCTCAGGAAAGCCCTAAAACAAAGGACTTGCGTTGTGGCTGTCGACCATATATCTATGGCACCTAGCTACTCCTGATAACGCCTAAAGCCAATAGACAAAGCCTTTCTTGGCTATCGGTATTTCAGGAGCTAGCGTTAACCCAGGGGTGCTAAACACCGTTTGCCCCCTTTCAACCCTTCGCCCCCCAAGGGTGAGACGACAGCGAAAAGGATCAATGAAATGGCCCAGATTAAGCCGATCAGCAGAGACAAGTGGCAGGTGGCGGTTGACTACAAGGGTGTGCGCAAGAAGAAGACCATCATCGGCTCCAAGGCCCAGGCCCAGCAGTGGGGCCTGGACCGTGAGAAGGAGATCGAGGCCACGGGCACGCTCGCCCCCGAGCTGAAGCTGACGTCGCTCGGTGAGTTGGTCGAAGCCTACGAGAAGGACATGGCGGCCAACGGCGTCCACTTCAGCCACACCAAGAGCTACAACCTGTTCAAGATCAGGGAGCAGATCGGCGCGATCGTCCTGTCGGCGCTCGGCAAGCAGGACGTGGTCGCCTACGGCAAGAAGCTCGCCAAGACGCGCGGCCCCAACGGCGTCAAAGAACGCCTCAACTATCTCAGCAAGGCGCTGAAGTGGGGCAAGTCGCACAAGGACTATCCGCTACAGCCGCAGATCGATGCGGTGGCTAATGCCATCTCAGTGCTGGGCACCTACCGGCTGGTCGGTGATGCGGTGGCGCGCAACCGCTCAGTGAGCGACGCCGAGATCGATACCATCAAGGCTCAGTTCCAGACCATGCGCCGCTCCGACATCGACATGCCTGAGCTGGTCGACGTGCTGCGCGTCCTGCCGCTGCGTGTCGGTGAGCTGTGCAAGATCGAGTGGACCGATCTCCTCCCTGAGCTGCGGGCGGTCAAGATGAAGCGCAAGCATCCGACCAATCCCAACTTTGTGCAGATCGTGGCGCTGCCGGTGATCGGCGGCGTCGACACCTACGAGCTGATCGCTGGTCGGCCGCGCCATCTGGCGCGTCCCTTCCCGTACTCCTCCAAGACGGTGTCGAGCTACTTCTGGCTGGGCCACAAGATGGCTGGCGTGCAGGACATCCACCTGCATGATCTGCGCGCCCACGCCATCACCTGGCTGCGCGACAACGGCCTGCCGAAGGAACAGGCCAAGGCGCTCATGGGCCACAGCCGCGACAGCAAGGTGCTGGATGAAGTCTACACGCGCTTCTCGGCTGATCAGGTGCATGGCGCGATCGAGCGCACCGGCATCGACAAGATGCAGCGTCGTCGCACGGGCGAAGTGGTGCCCCTACGCGCCGCCTAAGCCACCTTGTGCTTGCGCATGTAGCTCAGCACATCATCTTTGAAGAAGAGCCTCTTACCCCCGACACGCGAGTGCGGGGGTAATTCTTTGTCAGCCTTGTTCCACAGCGTCTTGACGTCGATGCCCCAGAGCGTCGCCAGCTCCTCCTGCGTCATCATCCCAAATTCGTCCAGCAGCCGCCGACGCGGGATCAGCGGGTCGACCTTGACGCGGTTGGGGCCTCTAGCGCGACGCTTCGGGGCCATTCGTTCCTCCATCTAACGGCAGCGGCAACTGGTAGGGCTTGTAGCGCCAGACGATGCGACTATCGCGGCGCACCCCGGTGTCCTCGATCATCTTGTTCTGGCGAAGCTCATCAATCGGCGCTTCGGGCAAGTGAAGTGCCTGACACAGCTCGGGCTCAGTGAAGCCCTTTGGCCAGATGCTCCTGGCATAGTCGATCGGCGGCATTGGCGGACCGCCCAGCACCTTGGTTCCAAGATCAGTCAGGACGTAGGCGATCTGGGCGCGGCCGGTCGGGCCTGGGCGCGTCCCGAGTTGCACAATCCATCCGTCCTCGCGCATCGGCGCGAGGCGCGGCACGACGGAGATGGTCGACATCTCCAGGGCCAGTGATAACTCCCACCCATTGCGCGGTGATTGCTCTTTCAGGGCCTGCAAGATGCCCAGCTTGATGGTGGTTGTGTCGATCGACCGGGCGGCCTCTTCGGACGTCGATGGGTCGGTATCGCGCCATGCTCCAATCGTCATGTTCCCCTCCACTACGCTACTGCCCAAGCTCGGCACGGGCCTGGGTGATCGCTCGATTGAGATCGGCCATCGCGTCGTGCGATCCCCCAGGCACGTCGGGGTGCGCTGTCCGCGCCTTGCGGCGGAAGACGGCCTCGGCGTCGGCAAGGCTGGCGGGGTTATCGAGGATCGCATGCCAGTCGACGGCAGGTGGCGGCGGCAGTGCCGCGAAACCCGTGAATGTTGCGCGCACCAGCGCGAGCGTGCCGTGGCGCAGCTCGGTGCGGCGGGCCTCAATGACGTGATGAACCGCCGTAAGATTTGCGGCGATGCTGTCATAGCGGTCGACCGGGATGGCGACGCTGATCGCATCCCAAACGAAATAGACCGCGACGCCAGGATCAGCAGGTGAGGCGTTGCCCAGTGAGTAGTTTGAGCTGATCACCAGGCCCTGCAGTTGCTTGCCACTATCCTTGGCGAAGAGCCGCAGCGACGTCTGGACCTTGTCGAGCGCGCTGCTCAGCGTGGTTTTGAAACTACCCTTCTCCCGTCGCGCCGAGCGCGGGAAGCCGGGAGGCCACGCCAGAGGGTAGGCCTGCGGCGTCATGCTACCTCCAGCTCATCCTCAAAGACGCGGATTTTTTGTTCCTTGCCGTCAGCAAAGTAGCGGACGTCGTACTCGATCGAGCTGATCATACCGATGACATGCAGATCGACCACGCGCGCCTTCATGTCCTCCAGCGGCTTGATCAGGACGTGTGCGCCATAGTCAAATTTCGGCGTCGGCCATTTCATGGCGGCCCCACGGCGATGCCGCGCATCGCGCACCACGCTTCGGTGTAGTCGAGCAGATCGGACATCTCGCGCTCAGCCAGATCACGAGTGTAGCGGCCGAGCATGACGCGCTCGCCTTCAAGCCCGATCAGCAGGCGAGGCGGGCGGCCCTTCAGCGTGTGCCAACCGCAGAGAAATAGATCGTGCCAGCCTTGTTTGTCGTGGCGCGTGCCGCTCCAGGTATAATCGGTCTGAGCGACGGCGCCGCACGTCGCCCAAAACTTGCTCGATTGCTTAAGGGTGCGCGGCGGCGCGCCGATCTTCACCAGCCAGCCATCAGGCGCCTGTGCGACCAGCTTGGTGGCGGCAAGCCGAGTGTGATCACCCGCAAGGCGGACCGTGGCGCCGTCGAGCGACATCACGCGCCTTCAGGGAACGCGTCGGGCGTCGGCGGCTCTTCGGGCATACCCACCGACTGCGCGGGCGGCGGTGACGGGCGCGTCACCAATTCGTAGGCCTGACTGGCAGCCTGGGCCAGGATGGCGATCTCGCTGGCGGTGAATTTTCCGCTTCCCATGGCGCGGCCCACTACCCCGGTGACGAATATCATCCTGGCCTCGCCAGGGTCGCGCTGGCCGCCGCCCTGGATGAGGCGTGGCTGGAAGCCCGTATTTGGCCGCTGGCCGCCGTACGATCCGCCCTGGGTCTGTGGGCTCTGGCCGTACGACCCACCCTGCTGGCCGCCTCCCTGGCCCTGCATGGGCCCAGTGGTGGCGATCGTCACCGTACGGGCGTCGGCGCCCTGGCCCCACGTCTGTTGCTTGGTCGCGATCTCGACCGTCATCCCACCACGGAACATGTTCAGCAGATCGGGTGGCACCCAGATCGTCTGGCCATCGGTGAGCTGCAGCTTGCCGTACTTGCGGCCAGGTTGGGGGAAAGTGACGTGTTGGATGCTTACCTGCATGACAGCTCCTCTAGACATTTCTGGCACGATGTCGGCACGCCCCTGGGCGGCATGAACACCCGTCCGCAGCAGTCGCAGCACGCGCCGGTTTGCGACGGGCCCACGGCGTTGGCCTGTTCGGCAGCCACTTGATCGATGATCTCAGCGATGCGCTGATCGGATAGCGGAAGGCGGCTCAATTCAGCCTCCCTGGGCCATGCGATTTGTGCAGCAGCGTGTGGGACGGCGGGTGCTTCGCCTTCACGCTGGCCTTCGCCAAGGCCAGCGTGCTTTCCTTCTGGCCACAGGGATCACCTGAGCCGCAGATCGTTGAGACGCGATCGGGACTGCCGATTGGCCACAGCACCAGAGTGAAAGCGAAGTCGTTGCTGTCGAGGCCAGAGGCGGCGAGACTGTCACCGACTGACGCCGCAGCGAGCGTTAGAATTTCGGCCATGATGTCGCGTCTTACGTCGTCAGACATTGGGCACCGCCTGCAGCCGCGTGTGGCTGGGCTCGCTCGGGACCGTGCGCGCGGCCTTGGACATCTGCACGACGGTCTTCATCGGTCCCCTGAAGTAAAAGCTTTCATAGTCGGGTGAGAACATCGACAGCGCGTCATGGCCATCGGTGACATGCACCAGCAGCGAGCGAATGGCGTGGCAGGCCTCGATCACGCGATCGTAGGCGGTGGCGGCGTCGGTCGGAGTGATCTCGAAACGCATCCAGCGCTTTGGCGTGACGTAGGTCAGCGAGAACGGCACGCCATGAAACATGGAGTAGGCCGACACCTGCTCGACGTGGTTGGGGTCGGGCTTGCCGCCGTTCGGCATGCGCCAGGTGGTTTTGAGATCGGTGCCATGGTCGGGCCACACCCAGTCAGCGAAGCCCACCAAGGGCACCGAGATGCCAGGGATGGTGAGCGACATCCGAGCTTGCCGCTGCAGCGGCATCGGAAGGTCCGCGAAGGCGATCTTGGCTTGCGTCAGGAAGTCGGGAAGCGCGTCGTATTCCTTGGTCGCGTCGTCATCGACCACGCCCTGGGCGCAGGCGTCCCATTCATCCTGCATCGCCTTCGCGGCGGCCTCGGCGCCGAGATTGAACAGCAGCCGGTCGACGGCAGCCTCGACAGCTCGCCCACGCCATGCGCCTGGGCCGCTTTCGTCGGGTGCCTTGAGGAGATACTTGCCAATCCAGACGGCAGGAGCGTCGCGCCACAGGCGCAAGCTCGACGGGCTCAGATGGTCGATGCCGTGCCGTTCAAATGGGTCTATTGCCATTGTCCGCCCCTTTGCTGGATTGCTCCAGGGCGGTGTTCGCGGCGTCTTCCGCAGTCAGCTCATGGCTGGCGAAGATGATCATGTCGCCCAGCTTCACGGTGGCTTCCACCAAGCTGGCATAAATTTCGCGAAGCTGATCATATTCGCGGCGGGTCAATGCGCGGGTCCTCCCCGAAGTGAGGGGACCCTACGACCGGCCGAGCTTGGAACAAGCGCTTTTTACGTTTTTCGTAGGCGCTTGATCCGCCTCATGAAAATGCCCGATTTAGCCCGTTAGGGCCCCTACGCATTACGTAGGGGCCCTGGACAACGCCTGCATCTTGACCTGGAAACAGGCCAGCGCCAGCCCGCGCTCGATCGTCTCCATGCCGATCGGACGGCCAGCAAAGCGTTCTGTGATCATGGTCAGAACGGCATCACGGATTTCATCCATGTCGACTGGCTTGGGCGCCGACTTGACCATCTCGCACACTTGGCGGATTACTGCAGAGGTTTCCGTCATCCCGGCCCCAGGCGCATGCGTGATCACCGCCAATGGCAAGCGAGAATGCGCTGGTAGGTGACGGTTGATCTCTTCAATCGACCAGTCGAGAAATTCCGCCATCGGCGCTATCTCGCTCTGCTGAATGTGTCGACGGCCAGCGATCATCTCATAGACGCGCGGCGCAGCGATACCCAAAGCTTTCGCCAACGCTGTCGGTGTTCTGCCCAATTCGCGCAACCGCGTCTTCAGCCACGGCATTTTTTCCTTCATCCGACAACCCCTTAGTCCCCATTAACAGCATAAGAGTATGCCATACTCATTGCGTAGGGCTAGAGGCAATATTGGGGTATTTCCGTATTCTCGATACAATAAATAGTGGGTCAACCGGGACCACAGCCCACGATCTAGCTCTGTCGAATTATGCTTCCAAGGCCGTACGGAAAGAGTACGGTGGACAATGTTGCTCCCAATTTTTCGTTGTGCAGAAAAGCACAATTATTGGCGTACAGGGGAGGTTCGACCCATGGACCGAGCAGTCAGCCTGCCCAAGGCGGTCAAGCAATTCGGCGGATATTCCGAGCTGGCCCGTAGGCTCACCGCCTTCATAGGTGAAGACGTCCCGCTTTCCACCGTCCATGGCTGGGCCAGACGCAAGAAGCTGCCGCACTGGCGGGCGCGCGAGATCGCCGCCCTGGCCAAGACCGAGAACATCGACGTCTTCAAGATGAAGAAGAAGCGTCGCACGCTGAGGGCTAAACGCAGGGTGAGCTAGATGCTCGCCGCCGCAGCCCTGGAGATCATCACCTTCATCGTCGTCGTCATCGTGATCCCGGCTGGCTGCGTCGGCCTCTGGATGATCGCCACCAGGCCATGGGGCAAACGATGAGCAATGAGCCGCTGGGCATCTATGAGGAGCTACGCGCCCGTGCCGACTACTACGGCGAGCTGGGCGAGAAGCTTCGCAGGCGGCTGGTCTATCCTGTCATCGCAGCGAACGGCGCCTGCGCTCAGCCTGTCAATCCGTTCATGAACGGCCTGCGCAGGCGTATCCGTGCGGTCGGCGGGCCCGTCGCTTCCACCAGCCGAGGAAACGCCCGCCATCGCCTGCGCACGATCTGGCCCGAGGCCAAGTTCGGCGTCGCGCTCTTCACCGTCATCAAGACGGTGATCGATGAAAGCGAAGTCACGGCGGGCGAGATATTCAGTGCCCACCAGACCTGGCGCGTCTCGCGACCGCGCCAGGTGGCCATGTACATGGTCGATCGCTACTGCCCTGACTATAGCCTGCCGCAGATCGGCTTCATCTTCGGTCGCGACCACACGACCGTCATCGCGGCGATCGACGCGGTGACCATCCGCCTCGGGACAAAGCATAACGAGACTGTTGATCTGGTGACCAAGTCGCACCAGCGGCTGCACGCCCTAGTGGCGGCGGCTTAGTGTCGTGCGTGGGAAACGCGTCTATCGCGAGCATGCACTACAGATCGCTGTCGCGCACATGCTGCAGATCGTCCTGGACCCCACGAGAACGTGGTGGACGGCGATCGATCATGGCGTCGGCAAGCTCGGCGTAGTCGAGGCAGGCATCCGCAAGCGGCGTGGGGTGAAGCGCGGCCTGCCTGACTTCATGCTCATGGCCTACGCCACTTGGCCGACGCTGATCGGGATCGAGTTGAAGAGCGACAAGGGCGAGCTGAGCGAAGACCAGCTCGACGTCGCGGATGCGTGGGACGATATGGGTTTCCCGATCTATCTCGCGCGCTGCCAGGAAGACGTCAACGCGATCCTGGAGCATTGCAAATTCCCGATGTCGCATCGGCTCCAGTTCTTTACCGAGGGGAAAGTCCATGCCTGTGCTCGCAGACTTGCGAAGGCTCGGCATCAACGTACGAGCCGTAGACGGAAACCAAAAAACCACCTGCCCCTGGTGCTCGGCAACCCGCCGCAAGAAAACTGATCCCTGCCTCAGCGTGATTATCGAGGAAGACCATGCCCGCTGGAATTGTTGGCACTGCGGTGCAAAGGGTGGAATGGGAGATGGACGAGCTGCACGGGCTGGCGCTAGAGCAGCGCGGCCTGAGCGTCGAGATGGCGGCTCAACTTGGTTGGCGTCCATGCGTAGGGCCTACTGACGATCTGTGGCTGGCCATCCCGTTCATTGAAAAGGGCAAGCGTGTCGGCACCAAATATCGGACTGTCGGCGGCGCTAAGCTGTTCACGCAAGACACCGGCTCGCCGCAGATATTCTGGAACATCGACTGCCTGCGCAATCCCGAGTTCGCCTCTTACCCGCTGATCATCACCGAGGGTGAGCTGGATGCGCTCACCGCCATTCAGTGCGGCTTCCCCAAGACGATCTCAGTGCCTGGGGGAGCGCCCGAGTATGACAGCGGCGATGACGGCGCACGCTGGCACTACCTGACACACGCCAAGACGCTCCTGGACACTCAGAGGCTGATCGTGCTGGCGGTCGACGGTGACCGCAACGGCCTGGTGCTGCGCGATGGCCTCGCGCAGCGCCTGGGCAAGTCGCGCTGTCAGATATTGGAGTACCCCACCGGCAAAGACCTGAACGACGTCTTGCTCGCCCAGGGCGATGATGGCGTGCGCCGCGTGATCGGCGGCGCCAACTACTTCCCGCTGCCAGGATTGATGCGGCTGCACGAGATGCCTGAGCGCAAGCCGAAGCGGGCGCTCGACACGATGATCCCTGGCCTGGAGCAGCACATGCGCATGCGGCGCGGTGATCTGATCATCGTCACCGGGCCGCCAGGACACGGCAAGTCGACGTTCGTCACCAATCTCGTCTGCAACATGGCCTGGCATTGGAAGGCGACCACGGCGATCTGCTCGCTTGAACAGGCGGTGATGCCCGATCTGCGGCGCACCTTGCGCTCCTATCGAGCCGAGTGCCTGGAGAAAGACATGAGCGACAACCAGCGCCAAGTCGCTGACGAATGGATTAATCGGCATTTCGTTTTCCTCCAGGGCGAGGAGGGAGAAGAGATGACGGCGTCGTGGATGCTGGAGCGTTTCACGGCGGCCCGCGTCCGCTACGGCGCGGCCATCTGTGTGATCGATCCGTGGAATGAAGTGTCGATCAGCGACAAGCCTACTGATTGGACAACAGAACAATTTGTCTCGCAGTCGCTGCGGGTGTTCAAGTCCTTCGCCCGCACCAATGACGTCACCGTCGTCATCGTCGCTCACCCCGCCAAGATGAAGCGAGATCGAAACGGGAAAGTCCCCAAACCTGGGCTATGGGACATCGCAGACAGTGCCGCCTGGGCCAACCGCTGCGATCTCGGTGTCGTGATCTACCGCCCTGACATTCAGAGCGGTGATGGGCTGACAGAAATTTCGGTGGAGAAAAGCAGGGACTACTACTCAATCGGTACACCGGGTATAGTCACCCTGAAATGGCAGGCCGAGGCGTCTCGGTTTGTCAAACCAACGTGGTGATCACCGATGGCCAAACACCCCGATCTGCACCCGGAAGAGCGCACCCTGGTCGAACACATGGAGAAGGAGCTGGGCGCCGACCGCGTCATGTCTATGCACCCCGAAGAGCTGAGCGGCAGCCTGGTAGACGACACGGGCGTCATCGTCGTTACGATGAATGCCGGTGACCCCAGGGAGGCCGAAGACATGGCGCACGCCTGCAACGACGCGGCAGTGCGCAATCCCGAGATCAAGTTCATGTTCGGCATCAACGGCCTGAAGGACGATCCACGCGAGATCGACCAGATAGACGTCGGGCGCCTCAGCCTGCGCACGCTGTTCACGCACCTGACGCAGAAGGCCTTCCATCGTTTCGACATCGAGCATCAAGCCTTGATGCTGGTGGCCATGGGCCTCGGTGAGCGCAAGGGCGATCAGCTCCATGTGCCGCCGTGGATGGTGAAGGACCCTTGCCGTGGCTAGGGGCAAGGTGAAAGGCCTGCAGACGATGAAGGCCTACACGATCTTCTACGATCACCCCGACCATCCCGGCATGTACGTGATGGTGGTCAATCTGGTCGGCGCGGGCAAGGTCCAGGTGATCAGCGAGCCGCTGACCTTCAAGTCGCTGAATGAAGCGCGGCGCGCCATCCCTGATCCCAACGTCGTGCGCTTCCCCCGCGATCCGAGCGATGACAAGACCGTGGTGGAGACCTGGCTGTAATGGAAAAGTTTTGGGAATGGTTCGCCATCGGCGTCCAGTGGTCGCAGAGCTTGATGCTGCTCGCTTGCGGCTACTTCATGTTGGACAGCGTCAGGATGATGAAGCACGGCAACAGGATCATCAACGATCAAGACAAGCTGCTTCATGAGATGCTGGACCACATACGCTTTCAGCACGGCATCATCGTAGCCCTGCAGGCTGGCGTGATCACGACCTGGAACCTGCAGCCGATCGATCTGCGCGGTTTGCCGATCGAGACGCGTCTGACGATCTGGCGCTCGCTACTCGACGTCGGGATTAAGCTGCACGAACTATTAAAGGAACGGAGCGATGCACACCAAGGACAGACTGGCGCATGAGCTGGAGATCATCGGTCTGGCCGACATGGCGGCCAGGGCGAGAGAAGGCTACTACGATGACTTCCTGTCTCCCTTAGCTGCACCGATCGTGGAATTGGTTGGCGAGCTGGCCAAGGTGCGATCGATGCAGGCCATCGGCCTGCGCCAGCGCGTGATCAACGGTGAGTTTGACGCCACCCAGGAAGAGAGTGACGCCTGGGCGGCCAGCCCCGAGGGGCAGGCCACCATGCGCCTACTGGCGCAAAAGAAATGATCATGCCCAGGGCCGAAGAAGCGCTCGATCTCGCCCGCCAGATCGAGCCGATGTTAAAGGGCCACGATGCTGCCGTGGTAGGCGCTGCACTGGCGCAACTCCTGGCGATCTGGGTGGCGGGTCACAATGAAGCAGAGCGCACGGGCTTGATCGAGATGCACATCGTCGGCGTGCGCTCCATGATCCCGGTGATCTTGAAGGAGAGAGGCGATGTCGAAAGAGACTAGTCGCAGCGCCAAGAAAATCTCTGACGAGCTGCAGGAGATCGTCAAGCGCATGCGGCTCTACGCGCCGAGCTTGCGCGGTGTCGGACAGACAGCGAGCGACGCGAGCTATATTCGCACGCTGCAGGATGCCGAATATCTGGAGCGGCTGGCGACTGCACTGTGGAAGGAGGGAGATGATGGCTAACCCCAAGATGGTGCGCGAGATCGCGATCGTGATGTTGCAGCTTGATCTGGACGCTCCCGATCTGGTCGACCGCAAGACGGCTGTTGCCAACTATGATCATCCGGCATCGACTGGCTCGCACTCGGGTGACTGCACCAATGAGGCGCACACCTGCATGCGTTGCCTACGTGACGACATCGACAAGCGCGCCACAGTCGTCGCTGAGGCGCTTCATGGGCTGGGCTATCGGGCGAAGGAGGAGAACGATGCCTGACGTTTTCACGCCTGAGCAGGTGGTGCGCCTGTGGCGTTACCAGTTTGGGCCGTGGGATTTTCATGGCCCATTCAGTACGCAAATGCATCCGTTCACTTGCGGCAACAGAGATGACCATCCTGAGATCGCGGGCGATAAGGGTGTGCTGGTGCCGACGACGCGCGGCTGGATTTGCCCGATCTGCGACTACACCCAGGACTGGGCGCACGATTTTATGATGAGGAAACCAAATGACTGAAATCATTCACGTTGCCACTGCCGTCGAAGCCTTCTCGGTCTTGCGCAGCCGATCGGTCCCCGTCCCAGTGCGCATGTCGAAGATGCCGCGCGACCGTCGCGGCTTCACCGTGCCATTCTTTGTGTCGTGGCTCGACGCCAACGGCAACTTGGTCGACGCACCCAACGGTACGCCTGACTTCCGCGTCATCGACACGCGGCGCTTTGCTGAGTGTGTCAACTTCGCCAAGTGCTGGCTGTGTGGCGAGAAGCTGGGCCGCTACAAAGCCTACGTCGTCGGCCCGATGTGCGCCGTCAATCGCACGACCAGCGAGCCACCTTGCCATCGTGAGTGTGCGGTCTATGCCCTGCAGGTGTGTCCGTTCCTGGCGCAGCCGAAGATGCGGCGCAATGAGAAGAACATGCCCGATGGCTATATCGCGCCAGCGGGCGAGGGGCTGAAGCGCAACCCTGGCATGGGCGTGCTGTGGCTGCAGGATTGCTTCGCCAAGCGCTACGACGTCGAGGCCAACCGACTGCAGAACATCAACGGTGGCTACCTCTTCCAGCTCCAGGACCCTGTCGAAGTCCAATGGTGGAAGGACGGGCGGCCAGCGACTAGGGAGGAAGCCGAGGAAGCGCTGAAGCATGGCGCGCCTGCCATCCGTGAGATCGCCGTCGCTGAAGGCCACGGCGCGATTGAGGCCTTCGATCGAATGTACGACAAGGCCCGTCGCTACCTGCCGGTGCATGCGTGAACGATGAACGGATGCTCGGGCAGATCGGCGTCGAGTACGGGCCGCACGTCGACCCACTGACGCGGGCATTAGACCTGGCGAAGATCGCCAACATCGGCTCGATCCGCGTGAACCTCTGCCCGCATCTCGACCCCAACGCGGCGAGCGATCAGCGCGTGCTGTGCATCCGCTGCGAAAGCCTAGGAGAGGCGGGCGACATCGTGCGCGAGCTGGCCCGGTTCATGACGCCAGAAGAGTGGAGCGAAGTCGGCCCACCGCTACTGATCAGACGCGACGGCCCTGACGGCAAGATGGTCGGCCTCATGATCTTCACCAAGGCGATCGGGCGGGCTTCGCTCAACTGAGCGCGACGCCAGGCACCCCGGCAGCCTTGCAGCGCTTGGCCATGTCGGCGGTGCCATTGCCTCCTGGCACTGAGATGAAATAGTCGGGCTGGTGCTTGTCGATCATGGTCTGGTTGCGCTTGAAGCCAGCTCCTCGATTGTGATGCGGCGGCGGTGCTCCCCAATCGGCTTCCTCGGTGATCCCGGTGACAGCGCCATCCTGATACTCGGCCCAGCGGCGGGCGATCCGATCAGCGCCACGGGCGCCGCCTTGGACGACAGTCAGGTGGAGGTCACGCGCCTCACACTGCATGAGGCACTGGTCGAGTGCGTCAAAAAGTACCTCTTCTTTCCGGTATTCCCTGCCGCCGTACACCACCACACACATATGGCCTTGTCGTTTCACGTCCCTCGGTAACTCAATTTTCATTGTACCGCTCCCCAAGCAACTGGAAAGCAAACCCCTTCAAAGAGACTACAGCCGCTACCGTGTGCGTAGTTGTGCATTTTTGCATGCCAGAATGTCCCTAAATACGCATCACGACATACAATCAGTCCCTGATTTTCTCAGCGCGCCCACTTGACTATACGCAATGCGTAAATGGCCAATTTGACATCACTACGGAAGTGTGTCATAGATATATGGCACTACTGGAAGAGGAGCAAAATGGCTAAACGTCGTAAGCGTCGCTCACAGAAGAGCTTCGACATCCGGCTGGCGAAGGACTTGCGCGCCAAGCGCATCGTCTTCCTCCGCGAGCTGAGTGAGATGGTGAGCAACGCGGTGGGTGTACGCATCCGTTGCGTGTTCGCAGGCGGTGAGGTGGTCGTGCCCAAGCCGACCGCCAAGCGCAAGGGCAAGGTCGACCGCAAAACCGGGCACGTCGCTGGCTACGGCCAGGAACCGCCTGTCGATCACGAATTGAAGAGCGCGTCAGAATTACCGCACGAGCATATACCGTTTTAGTAGTACGATGAGCGCGGTGTGGGACCGCCCCGTACTACTGCCCCTGTCGCGGTGTGGCGCGACAGGGGCATCACTACGTCAGCCCATGAGGAGCACAATGAACCGCACGACACTCAAAGCAGCCGGTGAAGCCCTGTGGGGGCCGCACTATCGATCAGAGCTGGCACGCGCCTGCAGCGTCCATCTGCGCACGGCGATGCGGTGGGATCGTGGTGAAAGCGACATTCCCCAGAGCACCTGGGAAGTGCTGGCCGATCTACTCTTGGAGCGCAAGAAGCAGATCGACAAAGTCCTGAAGAAGATACCGGCAGGAGACGAGTGATGGAGATCAACTTTCTGATCGCGCTGGCGATCGTCCTGGTGCCGCTCAGTCTCGGCGTGTGGGCGGCGTTCCATCGGCCATCAACCAATCCATCCTGCGTCGGCCGCGCCCTGGTCCGCCTGGGCGAGGCCGCGCAGCACATTCACTGGCCGCTGTCGGTGATCGGCTTCTACACCGCTCGCCTCTTCATCTTCATCTGCGGCTGGGCGGCGATCCTCGGCGCGCTGTGGTTCATCCTGGCCATGCTGGGGTTGGTCAGATGACAAGTTGATCGTCGGCTAAAGCTGTCCGCACGACCAGCAACCCCGCCGACGTTCAGGACACCCGGCTCGTACCAGCGAGCCGGGTGTTTCTTTATGTGCGCCGTTCCATGAAATCGCGAAAGCCTCGATCACACGTCGGGCAAAGGTGCATCTGCAGATCGGTGCTATTCACCCAGAGCGTTGTCCATTCGTCGGGCGGCGAGAAGCGCGTCTGCGCTGGCGTGTTGCTCACCGGCAGTACCGCCTCCTGGTCACATCGATCGCAGCGGAACCTGGTCTCAGGTTGAACGGTCACGGCGGCGCTGGGCGTTCGGGCAGCCAATCAGGCGGTGGTGCGGGATCGAACCCGCCGTAGCGCATGAAGGTGAGCTTGACGTCGTGCGCGGCGAGCTGCAACGCAATCAGCATCTCGGGCCACAGCATGTCGTCAAAGGGTGCGGTGTGCAGCAGATCGTTGATCGCCCAGCGCAAGGCGACGACGTCCTCCTTGGGTGTGGTCATGGCGCTAGCTCGTGTAGGTGGTTGAGCCGGTCGCCTTGCTGGCCTCGGGGGCCTTGGCCTCAGGCGCCTTTTCGTCGGTCGTGTAGGGCGCGGGCTTGTAGGGCTTTTCCTTGGCGGGATCGAAGGGCGGGCTCAGCTCATCGGCAGGATCGTACGCCCTCGGTGGGGTTGAGCTGGTCGCGGGCTTCGGCCCAGGGGCCGGGCCGGTCGTGGGTGTGGTGGTGGTTGCCATGACGTCCTCCCTGCAGGGGGTCAATACCGTACGCCCAACGTAGGAATTGTACAATGGATGCCAGGGCCCCGTATTTGACCGTAGGCGCGATCCGTCATTGCCTGGGGCGCTTGGCCCACCAGGCCATGAAATCCTTGTAGCAGTCATCGCAGAGCGCCTGGATGGGCCCTTCCTCGGGCATCGGCGTCCCGAAGGTGGCGATCATCTCGGCCTCGGCCTCAGCATCGGAGCGCCCCTTGGGCCATGTCCCGCCGCAGCGGACGCAGGTGAATGTTTCCCGTGAAACATCGGTCATGGTGGCTGACCTAATTTTTCACGATAGCCCTGTATGTCGGCCTCGCGCATCCATAGCTCACCCATCGCGCTGCCGCCGAGTGGCCGCCAACCATGACGCTCCAGGTAGCCCTGAAACCGGCCGGTCGGTGAGCTGATGGCGACGCCCATGCCGCGCCGATCGAGATGGGCCAGGAGCCTGGAGAAGGTGCCTGTCCCTGGATGGCGTGCGGTGAGCAGCGGCAGGATCACCATGTTGCCCTGGCGGGCGATGAAACTGTCGGGCAGCCAGTCCTTCAACCGGAACCCGAACTTCACCCCGACCGACGTGCCTGGCTCGACCAGGGTGAAGCCCATATCGAGGTAGAGCGATCGGCACCAGATGGGAAATCGTTCGGTCATAGCTTGCCCTGTAGGCTGCGGGCGTGGCGTAGGGCGTTCAGCGCGATGTCACGGGCCACGATCTTGGCTCTGGCGCCGAGCGCTCGCCGTGTGAACCACTCCCTGCGAATGTCGCGGACGTCATAGTTATATGGCGCGTCGTGCAGCACGTCTCTGATCGCCTTGGGCAGCCTGTCGAAGAGCTGCAGGCGTTCAGCAGCGGTGAGACCGTCTTCACCTTTTTCCATGCTTCTCGATGCGGTTCTTCAGCACCACGGCCATCGCCGTGCCGAAAGCCTCGGCCACTTCATAGGGCTCGATCTTCTCGAAATGCGGTGCCTGCAGCACCTTGATGATCTCGACAATCAGATCAACCTGGATGGGCTTCAGGCCATCGCTCAGCTCGGGATCGACCATTTTCCATGCTCATCGATATGGTTCTATTTGCTCTTGAAATAACCTACCCAGAAACTCATCGAGGTGTGATTGACTGGCGGGTTGGCCGGTGGATTGCAGCGTAGGCGGGGTGTGTACCAGCTATTGTCCCACCAGACGTAGAGCCATCGCCGTGGCCATATCGGCACGGCCAGCAGCACGATTGCATGTTTAGGCAGCATCATTGCTAGCTCCTCCGTCGAAACCTCGGCGCCGTGGGTCACCATTGGCGTTTGGGGGAGTGACCACTTATCGAGGGGAGAACGGCACCGAGGTCCCACGACTTACTTGGCTTTGCGTTTGCGGTATGCCTCACCTCCCTTCGATCAAGGTTCAACCACATAGAGCTGTTCAGGATCGCTGGCGCCCGTGATCTGATCGCGCACCATCTGGCGGTCTGCAGGGTCGGCCTCGCTCCAGCTCATCCGGTTCTGCTCGCCACTGCCCAGTGGCGTGTGTTCAAAGAGCTTGATCGCCAGCAGCTCGACCAGCATTGCATGTGTGTCCATCGGTTACCTCCAGATCAGCAGGTAGGCGGTGTACGCCACGCCGCTCCACAGCAACAGGCTCAATGGGACGGTGACGACCAGGGTGCGCCAGCTCGGGCGCCAGATCGGGCGCCCGGTCATGACGGCGGGGAATTTCATTTGACTACCTCCCACGTCCAGCCTTTGCCTTTGCACACCGCCACGAATGTCTTGCCGTCGAGGCCCATGAGCGACGATCGCAAGATCGGCGCGCAAATGATGATATGGCCATCGCGAGCGACGCAACCAGCGCTGAACGGCTGGCCTCGATAGAGGCCTTCAACGCTGATCAGCTTATCGCCGCCTCTTGCGACGCTTGGTGGCCTCGGCTTGCTTGACGAGCTTGTCATAGTCGGACAGCTCCCCGTTGGTCGGATAGATGCGCCGCTCACAGCCGACGCAGAGATGCTTCAGGAAGCTGTCGGTGCAGAGCGCGATGACGCCATCCTTGGTGTAGCAAGGCGTCATGTCGCTCCTGGCATACTGGCATTTCATGCGGCGGGCTCTGGCGGTGGCGGGTCGACCAGGAGCGTGACGTAGCGCCAATCGCTCCAGGCGGCGAGGATGCTGCTCTTGCCCAGGATCAGAATGCCATCCTGGATATCGATGTCGTCGGCCTCGATGTCGGTCGTGTCGGTGGCGGTGACGACACGCCATTTCTTGGGCGCTGGCTTGGTGGTCTTGCCTGGCTTGGCCATGGTCTGCTCCCGACGTGGACGTAGACGCGTACCGTAAGCGTAGGCGTGGGCGTACGTCAACCTACGCCAACGTGGACGCAGACGTGCGAACGTAGACGTGGACGGCGGACGTCAACGTGGACGTAGAGCGCTGGACGTGGACGTGAGCGTAGGCATCGAGCGTCAACGTAGATGTGGACGTGGCATCTGCGTACGCAGACCGCGCAATGTGACTTCGCGCTCGGTGAGCAGCGCGCTCAGCTCGGCCCAGATGCCAGGCGGCACGCGGTTCTCGCCCGCCGCCCAGCGGCGCACCGTGCGCGGGGCGACGTCGATCGCCCGCGCTAGCTCGCTCTGCCAGAACGGCCCATACAGGGCCGTTCCGACACGCGCCAAATATTCGTGGTCACTCATTTGGGCATGGCATCATAGACCACGGTCCCGACAAGCGAATGAATGGCCATGACTTCAATACGGTCCGCCGCATTGGGCAGCCTGTCGGCTAGCGCGTATAGGCGTGTCTGCACATCGGCCAGCGTGGTGGCCATGGCATCTAGCTTGCTGGCCATATCCAACATGGCCGCGTCTTTGTCGCTCAGTTTGATGTTCATGGCCTAAGCCTCCTCTTCGCGCTTGGCGTCTTGTTCGGCCTGATACTCGCGTTCCCGTTCGGCCGCATGTTCGGCCATGCTGTCGGCCGCATACCACGCGTCACGCTCCTCCGCGTATAGGTCAAAGTCGACACTAGACGCCATGCCCTTGCCCATGGTCCAGCCAGCGAGGAACCCGCGACCGCGCGGCAGACGCAATACGCAAGCGGTAATGGTCTGATCCTGCATATCGTCGCAGTACCAACCATTGACGCGTGCGGGCCTCTCACACGAGCGCAAGCGAAACGTGGCATCGCCCGTTGTGCCCTGGTCATCGCTGGCATAGTAGCCACGGCCTAGGCCACGGCCTGCAGTCGGGACCGTGTACATATACGGGCCGACAACCTTACGGTTTTGAACGCGCAACGGCAGGGGCCTGCGCCAATTGTGAAGGTAGATTGTGGAGCCTGTTAGGGTCATGGCGTGCCTCACAGGGGCCAGTCGACGGCGCGCAACGCCTTGCCGATTGCGCTAGAGCCGCGTTCCCACACGCGCGCCGTGGCAGTGTCCTGCCAGTTGTGGCGCAAGTGGTTTGCCTTTTCGTCGCAGATGATCTCTAGCGCGGTCAATACCGCCACCATGCCTTGGCTATCAATCATAGCCTCTAGCGCTGTCTCGATTTCTTTGTGTGTCATAGGGTCTTTCCCTTTCAGCCGGGCCTAATTGCCCTTGCCATACCTATATGGCATTGCCTTTTGCGTAGGTCAAGCGAACACCGGCTAACTATTTAAGAAAACATTAGAGAATTTTCGACCTTGGGCTTGCCATAGGTCTATGGCGTGCCATATAACCATGGCAGGCAATCAAGCCGCTAGGGGTTAGACCAATGCTGAATGAGACCGCGATTAACGCCATTGCCGTGTGCGCCATGATGGAAAACTTTTGGGAGATGAATAGCGCAAGCCGCAAAGACTTCTATGGACTGAAGCCGCGCACGCGTCGCGGCTATGCGCGCTTGATGCTGAAAGAGCGGGCCCGGTTTTTTAATCAGGGCGATGACGAAGCGGCTTTCCGTCTTCGCATTATGTGGCGCACGGATACCAATGTGCCGGTCTAGTCGACCATCGCCCCACAAAGGCCCGCACGCGAAAGCGTAGCGGGCCTAAGGCAGTAGGAGGCTCTGGAATAGTCCGGGACCTACAGGGCAATAGGAGGCCCTACGCAATGACCAAGTCAGTATCTATGCAGCATCGCCACTACGTTTTGATTGCTGAGGCAATCGCATCTCTCCCCGTCTATCGCGGCAATGATTGCCGCATCGCTGTCGCCAATCACTTTGCCGACAAGCTGGCCAACACAAACCCGCGTTTCGATCGTGGTCGGTTCATCGCGTGCGCCATTGGCGCGCCGTGCACGGGGAGGGACGCCTAATGGGCACGATCATCTTCTGTGTCGTGGCCTTCCTGGTCATCGGCCTGATTTACAACAATCACTGACAGGTGATGCGATGAAGCATTGGAACCCGTACGGCGCATACCTTGGCAATGGTGGCGCGTGGGAAAAGGTCTCGACCACGACACTTGCCAGCCTGCGTTCGCCCGCCCGCTATTGGGTAATCAGTGACGCGCAATTGAAGCGTGATCTCCGGCCGCGCACGATCAAAGACGTGTACCGCGAAAACCGCGCCTTGCGCGGTATCGAGCGCAAGTATGTGCCGCGCAATTTCGGTGAGACTGACAGCGGCGGGAATTTCGACGGCCTCGGGATAGACCGCCGCTCCCTACGGAGTGAGTATCTAGAATGGTGCGCGGCGCGTGGTCACGTTCCGCACCCCGCGTCGGTCGACAGCGATCATCCGCGCAACTGCCATCGTGAGAAGGCGCCTAGGCGCGACATCGATTTTCTGCATTCCGTTCCCACCCCTGCGACTGACTGGCCAATGAAGGAGGCCGCTTAACCATGATCACGCAAGCAATCCACGTTCGGTTTCTGGGGCCGACAAACTTTCGCGGCTCACGCTACATTGCCAAGTGTTCGGCAGGCATAAAAATGTGGCAGGCCGACCACGCGCTAAACCCGTCTGAGAATGCACGCAAGGCCGCTGAGGCCTTGCGTGATCATCTGCAATGGAACACGGCACGGTATGGTGATCTGGTCGGCGGAGGCCTGCCGGACGGTTCTTATGTGTTCGTTTTCAGCGATCGGCCACGCGTGGCGCGCGAGGCCTTGGCCAGTGTCCGCCGCATGGTGCCTTGGCTGGCGAGGATGGTGGCCGATAGTTGGCACAAAGACTGCGCCAATCCCAATGATGCGGTACAGGCTCTGAATGAGGCCTGCAGCCTGCTAAACCAGGAGGGAATATCGCCATAGCTCTATGTCATCTCACGAAATTATTACACGGGGCCGCATCGTCGGCCCCGTTGCCTTTTCGGGCTCTGGTCGCCATAGCTATATGCAGATAGTACGCATATCGTAATTGACAGGTTTTTTTGTTGCGTGCGTATATATCTTTACTGGTCGACCGACAGGGAGACCAGCAACCAACACCTCCACTCCTCCAGACAGCGTTCATAGGCCCTCATGGGCCTGAAGCCCATGAGGGCTCAGAAAGGGCGCTGTAGAAGGCAAAGGACAGTGTCTCATGGATAGACATATGGGAGAGTGATCTAGCGCGTGGCGGCCCTTTGCGCGTGTTCGGGATACGGTCCCGTCGATTTTCCATAATACTTGATTGACCGCTCACTTACGGGGAGCGTACGGTCTAGGCCTCCACGGTACGGGAGGCCGTACGATGGCCAAGGCCAAAGGCCTGACACTCAAGCAAAAGCGGTTTGCGGCAGAATACGCGCACCATGGCAATGGTGCGAAGGCTGCCAAGCTTGCAGGGTACAAGGGCAACGGGAATGCCTTAGGTGTCATGGCTCATGAGAACCTAAGGAAGCCTAACGTTGCGTCTGCAATTGATGGTGAACTGCGGCAGATTGAGCGGGATTTCTCGCCCGCTAGGGTGCGTCGGCGCCTCGATCAGATCAGCCACAACGCTGAACGCGATGGCCAGTACGGGCCCGCTGTCCGCTGTGAGGAGTTGATAGGCAAAGCGGCAGGCATGTGGATCGACCTGCAACTTTCAGGTGTATTGTCAGGCGAACACATCGCCGCTCTTATCGGGACCGCGCGCAAGCGACAGGCTGAGCCCGTCGACAATCGGGACACAAGCGACGATGACTAGGTCGCACCCCGTTTGCACCCTGCCAGTGCGACAGAATGCCGGTATTACTGGCTTATCTATGTGGCTACAAACCACGTACGCATTGCGTAGGGCAATGCCATGACCAAAGGAGGCAAGCGACACGCTGGGCTAGATCAACGCGCAACGCGCAACGCACGGGCGAGCGATGGCCCGGACGTAGGCGTAGCCAGACGCGCCGCTATCGAGCGGGTTGAACGTAGCAATCAAATCACTGCGAAGCCCCCCACCGGGTCGACCACCTCGACCCCGCAGTCGGAAACGGACCACCCGCACCCGCCAAACGCATTCCACCACTCCCCCGAAAAAAATTCACAACAGCATATAGAAGAGCCTACTGAAAGCGTAGGCCCCACACGACAGGACGCCGTCCTCGGTCGTCGCACCATCCTGACAGGTGCTGCCGCAGCGGCTGCCGCCGCAGCGGTGTCCAAGCCAGGCGAAGCCGCTGCCAAGATTGGCCTCTGGACCACGATCGTTGAGACCTACCGCGACCGGCCGGTCGCCTTTGTCGAAGACCTGCTGCTCAAGAACTATCCCGGTTTCAAGATCGAGAAGTGGCAGAAGCGCTTCTTGAAGGCGGTGGCTCGTGGTGAGCGCCGTATCAGCGTTCGGGCCGGGCATGGTGTCGGTAAGTCGGCGGCCTGCGCCTGGGCGCTGATCTGGTTCATGTTCACGCGCTTCCCGCAGAAGAGCGTGCTGACGGCGCCGACCGAAAGCCAGCTCTTCGACGCGCTGTTCTCCGAAGTGAAGCGCTGGATCAATGAGCTGCCCGACTTCATGCGCCAGCAGGTGGAAGTCACCAGCAACCGCGTCTTCCTCAAGGCCGCACCCGAAAGCTCATTCATGTCGGCGCGCACCAGCAGCGCCGAAAGGCCCGAGGCGCTTGCAGGCGTTCACAGTGATCATGTCTTGCTGGTCTGTGACGAGGCGTCAGCGATCCCCGAGCCCGTCTTTGAAGCCGCCTCGGGCTCGATGTCGTCATTCCAGGCGACCACCATCCTGATCAGCAACCCGACGCGCAACACCGGGCTGTTCTTCAAGACCCACCACGAATTGATGGCGAGCTGGTTCAGGCTGCACGTCAGTTGCGTCGGCTCACGCCTGGTCTCGCCTGACTTCATTCAGCAGACCCTGGAGACCTACGGCGAGAAGTCGAAGGCCTATCACGTCCGCGTGCTGGGTGAGTTCGCCCTGGCCGAAGACGACGTGCTGATCCCGGCTGAGCTGGTCGATGCCGCGATGGGGCGCGACGCTGTCCTCGATACCAGGGAGCCACTGGTTTATGGCGTGGACGTTGCCCGCTTCGGTGACGATCGCACCGTGCTGCTGAAGCGCCAAGGCAATGTCGTGGTCGAGTACAAGTCGTTTCACGGCTTCGATCTCATGCAGACCTGCGGCTGGGTGATGAATGAGGCGCGCAACGACACGCCCGCCGAGATCATGGTCGACAGCATCGGCCTCGGTGCTGGTGTGGCCGATCGACTGCGCGAGCAAGGCCTGAACATCCGCGACGTCAACGTGAGCGAGGTCAGTGCTTTGTCGCCTACGGCGTCAAAGCTGCGCGATGAGCTGTGGATGTCGGTCAAGGATTGGTTGGCCAAGCGCCAGTGTCGCCTACCCAAGAGCGAAGAGCTGAAGATGGACCTGGTCGGTCCGACCTACAGCTTCCTGAGCAACGGCAAGCTCAAGGTCGAAGCCAAGGCCGACATGAAGCGCAGAGGTCTCAAGTCCCCCGACATCGCTGACGCGCTCTGCCTCACCTTTGCCGGGGCTGCCGCCATGATCGGCGGCCGGGCGGCCTTCTGGGTCAAGGGCAAGCCACTCCAACGCAACATCAAGGGGATTGTGTGATGACTATCAGCACGACGGCAGCCGACGCAGTGCGCAAGAACTTCAATCCCTCGGGCAACGAGGACGTCAGCGCGATCAAGCAGCGCACCGCCGAGTTGATCTCGATCATGGAAGTGATCCGCGACCGCAACGACGGCGCGGCCGGGCGTGAGGCCGCTGTCGCCATCACCAACCTGCAGACCGCCTCGATGTGGTGCGTCCTGGCGGCGACCAAGGGGTTGTGATGGCTGACGTCAGTCAATTTGCCAGCGTCAGCGAGGCCATGATCAGCGAGCTGCCGGTCGGCAGCGAGGCGAACGACAGCGACCAGCTTGAAGCCAACCAGGGCGGCACGACACGCTCACTCACGGTTGGCCAGATCAATGCCCGGCTGACCGGCTCGATGGCGACCGGCATCCCGGCGTGGTTGAACCAGCCGTCGAGCTTCAATCTCTACGCCGCGATGATGGACAAGACCGGCAACGGCGGCCTGCTGGTCTTCAACGACAGTCCGATCTTCTTCGGCAATCCCGAAGCGCCGACCCGAGCACCCGGCGACAGCGATACCTCGATTGCCACCACGGCGTTCGTGCAACAGGCCATTGGCACCGCCGCGACCGGCCCGGCGGGTGGTGATCTGGCGGGCAACTACCCCAACCCGATGATTAAGAGCGACGTGGCGCTGAGCGGTACGCCGACCGCGCCAACGGCCACGGGGTCCTCGCCCAACGACATAATCGTTAACAAGCAATTCCTGAGCGACACGCTCAATCTGGTGCTGCCGAACTATGCGCCGATCAACAGCCCGACCCTCACGGGCGTGCCTAGGGCCCCGACGCCGCCCGGCGCAGGGCCGGGCGATCAGATCGCGACCCTGGGCTGGGTCAACATGCAAATCGGTTCGTTCAACTATGCCCCGCTTGCCGGTCCGATCTTCACGGGCGATCCCCGAGCGCCGACGCCTGCGACGTCGGACAACGACACCAGCATCGCCACGACGGCGATGGTGCAGGCCGCCATCGCGGCGGCCATTGCCGCCTTGCCGTCTGCGAGCTTCCCCGTTGGCACGGTGGTCGATCTCGTGGGCTCGGTCCTGGCGCCAGCCGGTTGGGTGTGGGCGATCAACGGCACCATCGGCAACGCCGCCTCGGGTGCCACGATCCGCGCCAACGCCGACTGCGCCAACCTGTTCGCTCACCTGTGGACCCTGGACGACACCGAGGCGCCGGTCTCAGGTGGCAGAGGGGCCAGCGCCGCTGCCGACTTCGCCGCCAACAAGACCATCGGCGGGCTCGACTACCGGGGCACAGTGCGCGCGACGTTCGACAGCCTGGGCGGCACCGCTGCTGGTCGTCTGACCAACCTGCATCCACGCAACGGCATGATCGCAGGCGCGCAGGACGTGCAACTCAACACGGCGCACCTTGCCTCGCACACCCACGGTCCGGGCAGTCTGTCGACGGCGGGACACGGGCACTCGGCGTCCGGCGCTGGTTCTGTTGGCAACAATCTGACCAACGGTACAGATCGTGCCGTTGGCACAGCAGACGGCACGAACGCGGGTCTCTTTCAGTCGGTTGCCGTCACCGTCAACGCCGCTGGCGCGCTCGCCGTCAATGGCGGCGCGACGGCGGCCACCGGCAGCGGGACCGCGCACAACAACACCCAATCGACACGCACCGTCACCACCATCATCAAGCTGTGAGGAACCATGCCGATCAGCACGACCAGCACCTTCACCTGTAACCGCGACGGCGTGACAGCCGAGGGCGTGGGCGCCGAGAACGCGATGAGCGTCAACCTACCAGAAGGATGGGGTCGCATGATGTGCGATGAAGCGCTACCGCCCGGTGGTGCGCCGCAGTTCAACGTCACCGCCTATCTCTGCCCGACGTGCGTCGCTGCGCTGCGCGAGTGGATGGCGACAGAGGGTGGCGCCGGTCTGCCCGGACCGCCGCCCGCGAGCCCGCCATGACCGAGTGGACCAAATCATTCCCGTCCGCCGACGACTGGCTGATCGTGCGCAACGACAATGTCCGACGCATCACCCAAGACGGCCGACGCCGCATCACCGAGCAGGGTGCGGTGCGCATCCTGGAGCGACGCAGAGTGAGCTGGACGACCGAACCGACGCCACCCAACCCGTGGAGCTGACAATGCCACTGAACAAGAACCACCAGACCAAGATCGACATGATGAACGCCTACGACATGGCCGATCGCAACACGCCGCGCGATCAGCTCGGGCGGGCGAGCTACGGCATGGGCGCGGGCGGACTGCCGCGCACACCGGCCCAGCAGGCGGCGGTCAAGAAGGCCGCCAAGGTGTCGGCGGCCAAGCGCGGTGAGCGCGCCATGCTGCGCTCACCGAAGGCGCCCACCCAGCCTGCCCCTGGCGTCTCGACGGGCTCCACCGTGCTGGTGAAGAAGCCGAAGACTGGTCTGCTCGGGCTCTAATTAGGGCCTAATTAGGCGGAGGCCGCGTATCATGGCCGACACACCAAACGCGTTAGTCGTCACTGGCCCACAGCTCAGGGAGATGCCTGCCGATCAGGGCGCTCCCGAGCCGATGGATGAAGCGCAATTCGGCGCCGCCGTGAAGGCGGCGATTGATGACGGCCAGGACTACATCGACAGCTACATCGCGCGCAGCCGCGCGCAAGCGACGTCAATGTATCGCGGTGATCTGTTCGGCAATGAAGAGCCCGGTCGGTCGCAGTTCGTGATGACCGAAGTGCGCGACACCGTGCTGGCGCAGATGCCATCGCTGCTGCGCATCTTCACCAGCTCCAGCGAAGTCTGCACTTTCGAGCCGCGCACGGCGCAGAAAGTCGAGCAGGCCGAGCAGGCGACCGACTACGTCAACTACCTTTTCTACAATGACAACGACGGTTTCACGATCCTCTACAACGCTTTCAAGGACGCCCTGGTGCGCAAGTCGGGCGTTCTCAAGTGGCGGTGGGATGAAGACATCGAAATCGCTGAGTACAGCTATACCGATCTCAGCGACGCTCAGATGCAGCAACTGACGGTCGATCCCGACGTCGAGATTTTGGAAGACATCGCCAGCGAGATGCCCAATTGGCAACCGCCCGTCGACCCGGCGACGGGCCAGCCCGTGCCGATCCCGACGCCGATGCTGCACGACGTTCGCATTCGTCGGCACAAGATGAAGAAGCGCGTGCTGGTCGAATGCCTGCCGGTCGAAGAGCTGCTTGTCAGCCGCACCGGCCGCGAATTGAAGACCTGCCCGATGGTCGGGCACCGCTCGCTGAAGACCTACAGCGATCTCGTGAAGATGGGCTACAGCCTCGATCAGATCAAAGACGTCTCGGGCATCGGTGACACGTTCCTCACCAACGTCGAAGCTCAGGCGCGCAACCCGGCGATCAACGCGTTCCAGCAGTCTCCCGACATCAATGACGAGAGTGCGACCAAGGTTGTCTACAACGAGGCCTTCATCCGCATCGACAAGGATGGCGACGGCATCGCTGAGCTGCGCCGCGTCTGCATGATCGGCCACACCGTGCTGGCCGATGAAGTGTGGGATGAAGTCCCGATGTCGGTGCTGTGCCCTGATCCCGAGCCGCACATGATCATCGGCAACAGTGTCGCTGATCAGACGATGGATATTCAGATTTTGATGTCGGCCATCGTGCGCAACACGCTCGACAGCCTGGCCCAGGCCATCCATCCGCGCACGGCGGTGGTCGAAGGCCAGGTGAACATGGACGACGTCATGAACACCGAGACCGGCGCGATCGTCCGCATGCGGGCGCCTGGCATGGTGCAGGAATTGAACACGACGTTCGTCGGCCAGCAGGCGATGCCGATCATCGCCTGGATTGATCAGGTGAAGGCCAAGCGCACGGGCGTCGTGCCCGCGTCGGCCGGTCTTGATCCCGACGTGCTGCAGAGCACGACCAAGAGCGGTGTCGACGCCACCATCCAGGGCGCTCAGGAGCGCACCGAGATGATCGCCCGCCTGTTCGCTGAGACCGGCGTCAAGCCGATGATGAAGGGCATCCTGAAGCTGGTCTGCAAACACCAGGATCGTGCTCGCATGGTGCGGCTGCGTGGCAAGTGGGTCGAAGTCGATCCGCGCGTGTGGGATGCCGACATGGACGTGATCACGCACGTCGCCCTGGGGCGCGGCACCGACGCCGATCGCCTGCAGGCTCTGGCGTTGATCGCGACCAAGCAGGAAGGCGCCATCGCTGGCATGGGTGGCGTGACCAACCCGCTGGCCGATCTCAGTAACTACCGCAACACGCTCGGCAAGATGACCGAGATCATGGGCTACAAGAACGTCGATCAGTTCTTCAAGCCGGTCGACATGCAGGCGATTGCCCAGCAGCAGGCGCAGAACCCGCCGCCGCCTGATCCCAACCTGCTGGTTGCCCAGGCGCAGCAGGCCAAGGTGCAAGCCGAGATCGAGCTGAACAAGGCGCAACACCAGCTCGCCATGCAGCGCCAGCAGATGGAAGAGCAGAAGGCGATTGCCGATCACCAATTGAAGATGCGCCAGGCCGAAGTGGATGCCGAGACGCAGCGCCAGCAGAACCTCCTTCAGGATCAGCGCGAGCGCGACAAGGCACGGCTCGACGCCATCATCAAGCTGCAGATCGCTGAATTGCAGTACGGCACGGCGGTGCGCACCAGCGAGACCGAGCTGGAGCTGGAGCGGGCTGGCCTCCTGGCCGACGTCGCCAAGCACCGTGAAGGCCTCGATCGCGATGAGGAGGCGCACGTCCGTGATCTGGAGGCCGACATGGCCAAGCACCGCATGACGATCGAGCAGAAGCGTGAGGCCGCTGCCGAGGCTGCCAGGGCGAAGAAGGAGGCGGGCAATGGCAACGCAACTGAGTGACGAGCAGCTAGAGCAGGTGCGTGAATTTTTCACCAGCGCCGCCGCCAGCATCCTATGGCAGCGCCTGGAAGCCGGGACCATGGCCGACTGGGTCCTGGCAGAGACATCGGAGGCCCGCGAAAAGTGCTGGCACGCGCTGCACGCGATCCTGCAGCTCCAGGCCACGCTGCGCGACGCCACCGCAATGAAGCATCTCGACGGGCGGGCCCAGGCCGCCCGTACGGCACCCGGCTACGGGACCCGTAGTCAGACCTAAAATTTTGGAGTAAATAGCAACCATGCCGACCACCACCGCTGACACGCCTTCGCCACAAGGCACCAGCCTGGAGGACGCGGCGCTCGCGATCGAAGGTCTTCTCGACCAGGAAACTGACACCGAGACGCCCGAGACGCCCGCCGCTGACGCAGCTCCCACCGATGGTGAGAGCGTTGCCGCCGACGCCAAGTCGCAAGAGACGGCCCCGACTGAGGAGGAAGGGGAGGGCGATGAAGCCGAAGCATCGGACGACGCTGACAAAGCTACGGAGATCGATCCTAAGAACGCCATGGTCACCGTCACGATTGACGGCAAGTCCGAGGCGAAACCTCTGGAAGAGGTCATCCACGGCTACCAGCGACAGGCCGACTACAGCCGCAAGATGGCCGATCTGACAACCGAGCGAAAGAATTTCGAGACGGAAGTCAAAGCGGTCACCGAAGAGCGCACGACCTACAAGGCCATGCTGGAGGCACTTCGCAATCAGCTCACCGAGCTGCAACCCGAAGAACCAGACTGGGCTGAGGTCTATCGGACAGACCCTGTCGGGTATGCCCGGCGACGCGATGAATGGCGCGACAAGCAAGAGAAGATCGCTGCGGCGAAATTCGAGCTGGAGCGCGTTCAGAGCGAGGAGCGAAAACAGGCAGTCGAGGCCAACCAGAAGCTGGCGTTAGAGAAGCGGGCAGAAATGCTCGAAATGATGCCAGTGTGGAAGGACCCCAAGGTTTGGGAGGCTGATCGCCAAGCGATCGTCAAGCACGCCCTGGCCCACGGGTACACCGCTGAGGAAGTCGCTGCTGCCTACGATCCGCGTGCCATTGTGATGTTCAACAAGGCACGTCTTTGGGACGAGCTGCAGGCCGGTGGAAAGCCGAAGCCCGTCGCAACCAAAGGACCGAAGGTCGCTTCTGCCGGTGCTGCACGCGACAGCACGACTGCCACGAGGCTCAACGCGGCTCAGCAACGTCTCGCCAAGAGCGGTCGCATCGAGGATGCGGCCAAGGTGTTTGAGCAACTGATCTGAGTTCTTGGGTCGGTTGCCATGGAGGGCGTAACTCATGGCGTTGATCACCAATACCATCACTCGCTACGACGCGACGCGCGCCGTTCGCGAAGACCTGAGCAACATGATCTACAATATCGCGCCCGTGGACGTGCCCGTCATGTCCAACATCGGGCGCGATACTGCCAAGCAGACCTTGTTTGAATGGCAGACGGACGGCCTGGCCGCTCCCGCCAACAATCCGGTGATCGAAGGCGACGACATCGTCGGCGTGACCGACGCTCGCGCGCCGACCAACCGCGTGAACAACTACACCCAGATCAACCGCAAGATCGTGACCGTGTCGGGCACCTTGGAAGCGGTCGATAAGGCGGGCATGCGCTCCTACCTGAGCTACGAGCTGGCCAAGGCAGCGAGCGAGATGAAGCGCGACATGGAAGTGGCGATCACCGGCATGCAGATCGGCAACGCGGGTTCCAACACTGTGGCTCGCAGGACCGCTGGCATGGGCGCCTGGATCATCACCAACTACATGGGCGGCGCGACCGGCACGCCGCCTGTCATGTCGGGTGGTGGCGGCAACGGCACGCCGAGCACGGCGGCGGGGGCGGGCACCGATCGCGCCTTCACCGAGGCGCTGTTCAAGACGGCGCAGCAGAACGTGTGGACCCAGGGCGGCAATCCCAAGGTTGCCTTCATGGGGGCAACGCAGAAGGTCGTGTTTTCGACCTTCGCTGGCATCGCCACGCGCTTCCGTGACGTGCCGCCAGGGGACCAGGCGCAGATCATCGGCGCGGCCGATCTCTACGTCGGTGACTTCGGCTCGACGTCGGCGGTGCCCGATCGGTTCATGCCGCTCGACATCGTCTATGTCGGTGATCCCGAGTACGCGAGCGTTGCGTACCTCCGAAACTTCCGCACCGAGGTGATGGCGAAGACCGCCGATGGCGAGAAGCGCATGATCCTGTGCGAGTGGGGCCTGCGCATGAAGTCGCAGTATTCCTGGGCGGCCATCGCGGACCTGACGTAATCGAGCTGGGCCTGCTTCTACGTGTATGTGTAGAGGGGGTGACTGACGGGTGGCAGCGTAGCGTACGCCACCCGTCATCTTTCCCTCAGGGTAGGGACTGATGAGGCGTGTACTTGCCTTTGATCCGGCGACGGGCTGCATGCAGTACGTCGATTACGATGAGAACACCGATACGTTCCGCGTGGTCGATGAGATCGAAGCCCAGCCGCTGATCGATCTGAACAAGAAGTTTTTCAATGAGGCGCCCGATCGCTGGGGCGACGGGCAGACTGTCGGTCGCGTGCCGCTGGTGCTGTGGAACAAGCTGAAGCGCGAAGGCATCATCGATGACGAGCAGGCGCTGCGGCGCTGGCTGAACGATCCCGACAATCGTGGCTTCCGCACACGCCCAGGGCGGGTGTGATGGCCGCCATCCAGATCACCAACTACAGCGAGCTGCAGTCGGCCACGGCCGACTGGCTCAATCGCGGCGACCTGGTCGACCAGATACCGGCCTTCATCATGATGACCACGGCGCAGTTCAATCGCGAGCTGCGGACGCGGGACATGATGACCCGTGCCGAGGCGACCAGCGCCAACGAATATGTCGAGCTGCCGGGTGACTGGCTTGAGCACTACTCGCTGGTGCTGAGCGATCCTCAGAACAATTTTCCGCTGCGCTATATCAGCGAGAAGGAAAGCAACGCGTTCAAGGCCTATGCGGGCGGCGTGTCCGGCCCGGTGACGGCCTACACGATCATCGGCAACGCGATCGAGCTGGTGCCAGCGCCTGGCGCCGACGTCGATCTGAAGATGATCTACTACGCCAAAATTCCCGATCTCAACGACATCCAGACGACCAACTGGCTGCTCACCAAGTCGCCCGATTTTTATCTCTACTCGGTGCTGCTCCAGGCGGCGCCGTACCTCAAAGACGATCAGCGCCTGCCGACCTGGATACAGCTCCGCACGGCCATCGCTGAAACCATCCGGCTCGAAAGTGAAGCGTCACTGCGGCCTCGATCGCAGCTCAGCGCGCGTGCGCCAACATTCTACTGAGGAGGCAGGCCATGACACTCGGTCTCGCGTTCTGGATTTTGATGCTGCTGTGGCTGGTGTTCGGCTTCGCCTGGCACTGGGGCGCGATCCCTGGCCCCTACGGCATGTGGGGTGGCGGCCTGTTGCTGTTCATCCTGCTGCTGCTGCTCGGCTGGCGTGTGTTCGGCGCGCCGCTGCATGGATGAGCGACCGCCCACCCTTCGATGCCGCCCGCGCCGGTTTCTATCTGGTCGTGGTGGTGATCTGTGTGCAGCTCACCATCGTGCTGGCGGGCGTCGGCATGTGTCTCATCCATGCCGATCAGATCGTCGCTGGGAGCTTCCGATGCGACCG